AAAGATGCTCTCCCCGGACGGCAGCGACTACCGCTACGCCGAGGACGTCCGCGTTCTGAACAAGATCATCCGAGAGACCCGGAAGAAGGGCCTCGACCTCATGAACGACGACATCGACATGGAGGACATCCAGGGCGAGCTTGAGACCCGCTGCAAATTCCTCTTTGAGCCCTTGCAGCGTATGATCGACGCGAAGGAGATCAGCGCCGCCGAGATCATCCTCATGGAGGGCCACGAGGAGACGTTCATCGAGGACGAGACCATGCGGACGAAAATCCGCTACCTGTCCCGGGGCTACATCCGCGAGGTCTACATCAACCTCGCCCGGCGTCGGCCCAGCGCCTAACGGAAGGAGGATAGAACCTTATGAGTATCAAGGTCAACGGTATCAACTACGGATGGGGAGACGTCGACACCAAAATCCCCGGCCTGAACCTCGTCCTCCAGGAGATCAGCTACGACGACGAGCAGGAGATGGAGGAGTCCTACGGCAAGGGCAGCAGACCCCGGGGCTACGGCAAGGGCAACTATAAGGGCTCGGGAAAAATGTCCATGCTCCGGGATGACTACGACGACGTCCTGGACTACTGCAAGGCCACGGGTCGCCCCTTCTACGGCGTGGAGCTCCCCTCCGTGGTCGTCTCCTACGGCAACCCCGGAGGCCGGACGCGCATCGACGAGCTCAAGAGGGTCGTGTTCGTCAAGCGTAGTCACAAAGCGGCCCAGGGCGACAAGACCCTCACCGTCGACATCGACCTCATGATCGTCGGCGGCATTGTGGAGGACGGCGTCGAGCCCGTTTAACGGGCCCGCGCCTTCTCAAGATAATCGAGAAAAACGGAGGTATTAACACATGGAAGATCAGAAGAAGAACGGAGCCCCCGGCCTGGACACCACCGAGGCCATGAAGCAGAAATACGGCAAGGTCTACGAGGTCGGTATCTCCGTCCCCGTCGACGACGAGAACGATCAGGAGCTCAACTACCGCTTCAAGCGGCCCCCCGTTCCCGTCTACGACCGCTTCGTCAAGACCATGTCGAAGGTCGGCATCTCCAAGGCGAGCAAAGCCTTCATTTTGGACTCGGTCGTCGACGAAGACCGGGAGCGGCTCATCGCCGATATGGAGGAATACCCCGGCATTTCCATCACGATCGGGAACAAGCTCGGCGAGCTGCTGGGCCTCGGCAACGACGTAAATTTGAAGAAGCTCTAAAAGAGAAGGTCGCGGGGATAAGGGAGAGCGTGACGGAAAGCGCCCTTCTCGAGATATACCGCTATGTCCCCCCGCCTCTTTTAGAGCACTTTGACCCCGAAACGATCGACGACTTCGACGTGCTGCTGGACTATCTCGCGAAGGCGAGGTTCATCCAGCAGCTCGAGCAAGACATCGTCGCCCGGGCGATCTCCGAGGTCTTCTCCCCGGACTGACCCGGGCGGCGCGGTCGTTTCTTCGGACAGCCTCCAAACTACGAGAAGGAGGTGAGCGGTCACAATGAGTTTAGAGTCTGTTTTCAAACTATCCCTCGTCATGAACATGGTCGACAACCTCTCCGGGCCTATGGCGAGCGTTGCCTCCCGGGTGGGGGCCGACGTGTCCAAGCTGGACGCCCTCGGCGCTACCTTCGGCGGCGTCGCAAAGGGCGGCATGGCGATGCAAGCGGCGGGCCTACAGATCACCGAGGCCGTCCTCGCCCCGGTCGAGGCCACCTTCGAGACGCGCCGGGCGATCGGCGAGCTTGCCTCGCTGGGCGTCAAAGACCTGGAAGCCGTGGAGAACGCGGCCCGGAGCTTCTCCGACCAATGGGCCGGGACGACGAAGGCCGACTTCATCAGCGCGGCCTACGACATCAAGAGCGGCATCGCCTCGCTCTCCGACGAAGGCGTCGCCGAGTACACAGCCCTCGCGGGCCTCACGGCGAAGGCGACGAAGTCCACGATCGGGGAGATGACGTCCCTCTTTGCTACGGGCTACGGCATCTACAAGGACTACTATGACGACCTCACCGATATGGAATTTGGTGAGATGTTCTCGGCGGGTATCGCCCGTTCGGTGCAGCAGTTCAAGACGGACGGCTCGCAAATGGCGAGCGCCATCCAGACGCTCGGCGCTTCGGCGACGAGCTCGAACGTCCCCCTCGAGGAGCAGCTCTCCATCCTCGGTATGCTACAGGCCACCATGAGCGGCAGCGAGGCGGGCACGAAGTACAAGGCGTTCTTGCGATCGGCGACGAAGGGCGGCGAAGCCCTGGGCCTATCGTTCACAGACGCGAACAATCAACTCCTATCTATGCCCGAAATCCTGGACTTGCTCCGGGGGAAGTTCGGCGAGACTATGGACGCAGCCGAAAAGATGGAGCTGCAAAAAGCCTTCGGGGACACCGAGGCCGTGGCCCTCATCGACCTCCTCTACAACAAGACGGGAGACCTTCAAGACAACATCCTCGATATGTACGACGCCCTCGGCTCCGGCACAGGCGTCGCCACAGAGATGGCGAACGCGATCAATGAGACGGAGCCGGAGCGGTTCGAGCGGCTCACGCAGCGCATCCAGAACGTCAAGGAGTCGATCGGGAACTCGCTGCTTCCCACGATCAACGACCTCATGAGCGCCGGGGAGACCGTCCTCACGAAGGTCGGGTCGTGGATAGAGGAGAACCAGGAGCTCGTCAAGGTCATCATGCTTGTCGTCCTCGCGATCGGCGGGTTCCTCACCATAGCGGGCACCGTCGCCGCCGTGGTGGGCGGAGTGGGCCTCGTCATCACAAAGGCGGTCTCCGCCTTCAAGATACTCAAGGCGGGCTTCGGGATAGCAAGGGCGGCGCTATCGCCGCTCATAGGCAGCGTTTGGAGCTTCACGGCGGCGCTCCTGGCGAACCCGGTCACACGGGTCGTCGTCGGCATCGTGGCCCTGATAGCGGCGATCGTGCTGCTCTACAATAAGTGCGAGTGGTTCCGAAACCTCGTCAACAATATCCTCAACTTTTTCCGCGAAAAATTAGGCGCAGCGTTCGAGACCGCGAAGGCGATCTTCTCCGGCATCGGCAACGTGATCGGCTCCGTCATGGGGGCGGCCCGCGACACGGTCGCCGAGAAGCTGGACAACATGAGGAACGCCTACGAGTCACACGGCGGCGGAATACGCGGCGCGGCAGCGGCGGCGATCGAGGGCGTCAAGGGCATCTATACGGCGGGCTTCTCGTTCCTGGACAATCTGACAGGCGGGCGGCTCACGGCGATCAAGGACAAATTCGTCTCCGGCGTCACGAACATCGCCTCCGGCGTCCGGGAGCGGTTCGAGTCCGTGAAGACGGCCTTCTCGAACGGCATCACAGCCGTCAAGAACACCGTCACGGGGGCCGTCTCGTGGTTCTTCGAGTCCGGGAAGAAGGTCATCTCGACCTTCGCGAACGGTATCAAGTCGGCCTTCACGGGCGCGGTCGACGCAGTCAAGGGCGGCTTGCAGCGCATCCGAAATATGCTCCCCTTCTCCGACGCGAAAGAGGGCCCGCTCTCGACCCTGACTCTCTCAGGTCAGAGGACAATGACGACCTACGCGGGCGGGCTTGAGAAAGCCTCCAACGCCCCGGCCCAGGCTATTGAGAAGGGCCTCGGCATGGCGAACAATGTCCTCGAGAAGACCACGCTCAACGCGGCGGTCGAGCCCGTGTCGGGCAATATGGCCCAGGCGGTCGAGACAGAGAAGCCGAAGCCGTCCCTCGACCGGGCGCCCCCGAAGAAGGTCTCCCTCTCCGACAACGGGGAAGGCAAGGACAACAGCGGCGGCAGCTCCGGCGACGGGAACGGGGCGAAGCAAGTCGTCATTCAAAAGCTACTCATCCCCGTCGACCTCAAGAAGATCAAAGACCTGCAACAGCTTCTTGAGCTCCTCAAGGAGGTCGAAGACTTCGCCAACGCCAACGAAAGCGAAGAAACGGCGGACGACCCCGAGGCCGTCACAGCATAAGGGAAGGGAGGGCGCACCGTGATTTATGTCGAAGACCAACTCGTCAAGGTGAACGGCGTCGTCCTCCCTGGCCTTGTCAAAAGCATCGAGGTCAAGGAGTCCGCGAAGATCGACGAGCAAGAAGTCGAGGGCAGCGCCACGAAGCCGAAACAGGCGACGGGCTACGAGGACGCGAAGATCACCGTCGAACTCATTCTCGACGACACCCCGACAAGAACGAAATACCAGGCGCTCGAGACGGTTCGGGCCATCTTCCGAAAGCCGGGCCAGACCGTCCCGCAGCCCATCCCCATTGTCAGCGAAGACACAGCGAAGCACGGCATCGACAAGGTGCTTTTCAAGGGGTTCTCCCACAAGGCCGAGGCGAAGAAGGAGCAGATCACCGTCTCCCTCGAGTTCTGGGAGTATATCCCGCAGACCATCAAAGCGACCAAAGCGGGCGGCTCCGGGGGGCAATCCTCCGGCAGCTCCGGGGGAGGTGCAGCGCCGAGCGGCCTCTCCGAGGACTACAAGAGCTACCTCGAGACAGATCGGGGCGTGTCCCCCGCCTCCGACGCCGTCACCGCCTCCGGGAGCGCGGGCTTGCAGAAGGTCGCCGCGATGCCATTCTAAGAAGGAGACAGGCAGACCATGGAAACGCTCGAGTTATTCTATCCGCAGATCGCGGCCCGGGCCGGGCCCTACTCGCTGGACGCGGGCATCGAGTTCGAGATATTCTCGGCGAAGTCCTCCTATTTTGACTGGGCGAAGATACGGTTCACCGAGCAATTCCAGCCGGAGATCAGCCTCGCCCGGAAAGACCCCGCCGCGATCGAGCTCGGCTACAACGGCGTCACGGAGGAGGTCTTCACGGGCTTCGTCGCCCGGCCCTACAACAAGGGCGGCGGGGCGGACGAGATCACCCTCAAGGACGAGATGCTGCTACTCGAGGACACGCAGATCAACAACACCTTCCTCGACACCACCCCGCAAGAGGTCATCTCCTACGTCCTGGCCCAGGCCGGGGTCGGGAAGAAGAAGCTCAACGCCCGGGGCTTCCCCACGCGGAAGAAGCTCCCCATCCGGCAGATGTCCGGCGTCCAGGCGATCAACGCCGTCAATGCGGCGTGGAGCCTCAAGGAGCGGTTCTTCTTCTCGGGCGGCGTCTTCTACTGGGGCGAGAAGCCGGAGCAGCAGAAGGTCTACACGTTCGAGTATGGCGTCAACATCATCAACCTCGTCCGGCTCGGGGGCGTGTGGGAGCTGGAAACAGTCTCCGCCCCCTTCGTCCGGCACTCCCACAAGATCAACGTCATTCACCCGAAGATCAGCGGGGAGCA